GTAATCAAGTAAGGCGACGTTTGGGGGGTTGACTAGAACGCCTTCGACAACGGTGGATAGGCCCGCTAGTTCTAAATTGTTGTAAATGGCGTCGATGTCATCGACCGGGATGAAGCTTTCGGGTGCGGGCCATGTTGATTCGTCTGGATGTTCGATCAGCGTGACATGGCTGATGCCGAAGTTGCCGATGTCTAGAGTCTTGGAGCCGGAGCCGATGCCGCCTTCCTTGACGCCCTTGACTGCGAAAACCAGGACTGCGCCGTTTATACGGTACCCAGGTACAACTTCATGGAATGAATCGCGAAAAGCCATGGAGCATACACAGGAGATGCTCCTATTTTAGGAGCGTGTTTTCGAGTATGACTGCCGTTAAGGTTGCGCGGGCTTTAAAGAGGGTTTCTTGTTCCGTGGGATCGCCTCCAGGCCAGCGCTCCAGGTAGAGGTCAACACATTTTTTGAGGAGGCGGGCTCCTTCGGCGTTGACTATGAGGTAGTGCTCGGATTCGCGTTCCATGGGTCATGGGTCTGTGTACATGACTTTTGCTCTATCAGCTTCTGACCGGGGGGCAGGGCAAATCAAGCGATGGTTGGAGCTAAGTGAAGATGCCTTTGTGAATACGCGGAAATTGCGGCATGAAACCTCAGATTGATCAGTGCCGGTTCCCTTGTTATTGGCTATACGCACAATTACACCGTAAAAAAGCCAGTCGTTACCCCAAGATCGGATTTCATCGATGTAAGACTGAGTTGAAAAAGTGTAGTAAAACTCTTTGATCCCCTTGCTGTTGCCGCATTGACCGTCAGATGTAAATATAAATTTTTCCTCTGATACACCCATAAAAATAAGGGCTAGATCAGTGAAATACATTGAATGTGTTTTGTTGTGGTTCTGCTTAAATTGACCGCCGAAACCGTTGAATATGGAGGCAGGGCACCAGCGACTTTTGTCTTTCCAGCGCAGTTCGATGTTTTGGTAATGTTTATCACCGTTAGTAACGACCACGTCCCACCCTTTATCTGGGCCGAACAAAGTTGTTTTGGGGTTGCCGCCCCCGTAGGGAGTGCCTGCTGATGAAAGACTGCGCTTTGAGCCGTAGGCACAGTCGATGTTGCCCTTGGCTTTACTTGACACGCCAACTAGCCAATCAACTTGAGCGGCGTTGTTGAAATCGCTGACGTTTGAGGGGATGGTTCCCATGTTTGATGGGACGCTAGGGGCGCTTTGATTTGTCATTAGCTCACCTTAATCATTAGGGAATTAGTGCTGGTGTCGAACCACATTGAGCCGACTGTGATTCCGCTGGGTGCCCCACTTTGTACGGGAACTTTTGCGTCTCCCCCGCCATGCGTATCGACATATTCTTCTAGGTATTTTTTAGGGATTAAATGGTTGTTGCTGGTTGGCGTCCAGGAATTACCAACGCCGACCCCGCCTGATACATCTGCATAGAATACTTGGTTGTTTGCGTAATCTCTAACTCTGAAAATGTCGGTTGTCCCTGAAGCGTCCGGCCCCGGTTGGACAACTAAACCGTAGTTGCCTGATGTGGGTTTGACGGTCAACAGACCGGTCATTTCATCCCCAGACTTAACCAGCCTTAAATCGTCTTGTGCGTCGACGTATTCTTTGGACGCTCCAGCCTCGTTTTGGGGGTAGATGTAGACCTGCTCTACCTCGGTCATTGCAAAGTCGTTGTCGCCTGAGATGTACTCAACACCCACAGCGGTGGGGGCGCCAGCTGCGTCAAGGATTCTGTAACGGCTAACTTTGCTGCTTACTTCATCGATAAACTCCATGATGTCGCCGACTTGCATCGGCTTTGTCAGGTTTCCGTCTAAGTCCTCAATGCCGAAGCTGACCATGCTGGTGTTTACATAAAACGGGGTGTTGACGCTTAATTCGCCTGGTCGGGATACAGGCGTTCCAATTGTGTTCTTTACTTCGTATCGCGCTACTTGGCCTTTGCTGACGCTCAGATCATCGATTTGGTTTTGTAGATTTTGGTCCTGAGCGTCTGAATATTGCTTGGTGGCGTAATCGTCAAGCTCAACGGTGATGTCGCCGAGTAGGGCTGCACCGTCAAACGTGATTCCTTGTTGGTCGCTGGTGACGCCAATTCCGTTCAGACCTGTGAACTTGACGTTGGTGAAGTTGTCGTCATTGTCGACTAGCTGGATTTCAGCTGTTGTGGATAGCGTGCTTGCTTTACCGTCCCGCAATACCTTGTCGGTCTCGATGCGGTAAGGCAGTGGAGCTGTTTTGGTGTCGACGTAAGTGATCTTTGCGTACTCAGCTGCATTTACAGCTGATTTGAGCGCTCCAGTGGTGGCGTCAAATTCGAGGCCAGTGCCGAGGTTGATCGCAATCCTGCCAGCGTCAAATTGCAGACCTTTTTCGGTAGCAATGTCTGCATCGACTTCCGTGAGGCTGCTGCTTATTGCGGTGGTTGTTATGCCGTCGCCGCCGTTGATTAGCTGGATTCCTCCGCCGCCTCCACCGCCTCCGGTGTCGCCACTTCCGCCCGCGCCACCCTCGAATCCTCTGCCGTTGACAATTAGATTTTCGGGGCCGGGGAGCAGTTCCTTGGCTTTGCCCCAGGTGCCGCCCGATTTGGGGCCGTAAATTCGCCAGTTGATGTTGTCGATGGCGTAGTCGCCGTCGCTGCCGATTTCGTTGCCGGGCGTTCCAGCGATTGTGTGGATGGTGTTGCCATCGGTGCCGCGGTCGCCGGGGGAGCCCATTGGGCCTTCGGGGCCGGTGAGTCCTTGGGGGCCTTGGACGAAGCCGCAGTTGATGACTGAGCCGTCGCTCAGGCCGATAATCAGGTTGCCTTCGATTATCGCGGCGGAAACGACGGAGGTGTTCATTACTTAGAAGAGGGCGGGTTCGATTGAGGAGGGCTCGGCTGGGACGGGTTTACGTTTGGCGCGGGCTTTGCGTTGCTCCGCTTCTTTCTTGATTGCGAGGGCGGCGGTTTCGCGCTCCAGTCGCTGGATTCGGAGTTGGGGGAACCACGCTTCCTGACTGTTGCTCGGCATCCAACAACTCATTTAGTTTCTTCCTTTTGAGGACTTTGGTTTCCCGCAGTTCTTTGTTTAGGTCTATTGTATCGGGTAAAATTTCGCCGGATTTGAGGATTTCGAGGAAGGTCATGTCGGTGATGGCGCCGCGCTCGTTGAGTTCGTTGATGACGGAGATGTCTTGGCCGATGAGGCGGTAGAAGTCGAAGTCGCGATCCAGGATTACTTTGGGGGATGGGCGGTTTGTGTAGACGGCGGCTACGTCGTAGGCTTGTTGGAGGGCGGATTCCAGCTCCATTGAGATGATGGAGAGGATTGAGTTGGCTTGTTGTTGGTCGATGCGTTTGGCGTCGGCTGATTCGGCGACGAATTTTTGGCCGAGGAGTTTTGTTACTCCGAGGCTGGACATTTGGTGCTCTAATTGATTTATTTCTTCCTGTTGGGCTGTAAAACTGCTTGAATCGGTGCCGACGTAGTAGACCTTGTTGCCTGGAATTGTGGATAATCCGTAGTTGACGCCTACTGAGGTGCCTTCGGGTTGGTCGTCCCAGCCTTCGAGGACGAGGATGGGCATTGAGGCGATGTGGAGTGCATTGATTAGGTCGGCTTGGCGTTGGTAGTGGGTGATGTTGAGGGAGGCGATGTCGACTAGGGGTGGTTTGCTGGAGAGCATGCCCAGGCGGTTGCTGTAGATGGGGATTAGGGGGATTCGGTCGAGGCTGTAGGTGCCGGAAGAGACGATGCCTTCGGTGTTCCAGGTTTCGTAGCGGCCGGGGTAGATGACGCGGATTTGTTCTTCGCGTTTTTCGCCGAATTCGCCTTCGGGGAGGCAGACCCACTCGTGGATGCGGACTTGGGTGAGTTTGCTGCTGGGGAGGGTGGATTCTTGGCGCCAGCCCCAGATTTGGGGGGCGTCGATGTTGATGAAGTAAGGGCGGCGTCCCAGCTGGATTTCGTCGCGGAGGGTGAGGATGCCGGGGTCGGTGGGGTAGTCGACGAGGATGGCGGAGTGGCCGAAAGTTAGGCTGCTGACGAGGGCGCGGCGGGCGTATTCGTTGATGGAGGAGCCCAGGCCGTCGACGTTTTTGCTGAAGTCTTTCCAGTAGTCGTCGCCGTCGATTTGGATGGGGCGGCGGAGGACTAGGCCCGCAGCGTTTTCGATTAGACGGAGACAGTAAGGGGATAGGACACTACGGTAGATGCGTCCCAGGTAGGCGTCTTCGTCTTCGCGGGGTTCTTGGGGGAGGTAGCGGTCGTGGAGGTTTTTTATGTAGTCGGAGCCGGTGGTGACGGCCATCATGGTGTTCCAGTCCGGCGTCATTGCGTGGACTTGGCCGTCTCGGACGAAGGGGGTGTTGACCGGGCCGCCGCCTTGGTAGTAGGGATTGCCCAGCCAGCCGTCAGCTCTGACTGCATTGACGGGGGTAGGGAAGGACACTATCTACCAGACGCGGTATTTTGTTGTACCTAGTTTACCGTAGCTGTTTAGATTGAATTTCATTAGGCATAAGTAGCCGAGGGCGTCGAACATGTGGTCGACTCCGAGTTTTTTGTTGGGGAGGCCGTTGTCGTCGTAGACAAGGGTGCGGAGGGATTTGATGGTTTCTTTGCAGCGGGGGTGGATTTTTAGGCGGCGGACTTGGTTGCCGTCCAGGATTGCGGTGTTGACGCAGTTGACTTTGTCCCGGATTTTCCAGGGGGATTTTGGGGTGGATACTTTGATGCCCGCTTTGCGGAGGATTGCGTGGTCGGTTAGGCCCACGCCAGCGGTTTTGCGGGCTGCG